CTCGTCGATACGAGAGGTTTATCATGGTTAATGATTGACCTCCCCGACTCAGGAAAACACTTCGATATGTGTCTTTCCGAGGGACGCCTAACCCGTAGCGGGGTGGCCGGATTCCGGCCTTACCGCAAGGGCGGTGTAATCCCTAGACTATTCAAGGGGCTATACCGTCGCGTCTTCGACGATTTCGGTGCGCTTAGGGCCGACGTTGACGTCCAAGCAGTCCGATACATTCGTCAGCTGCATTATGCAGCTAAGAAGGTAAAGGTGGCTTGCGACGATTCACGAACATGGGAACACGTTCATGAATTCTTCAGCATCGACCAGGAAGTTCGTTCTCCCTCCCTTAACTGGGATGAAGACGAACTCAGGATTGATGATATTCGGAATCTCCATATTGGCGATTCTGATCTTCTCGCTCCTGCTCCTCTTTTCGATTCTCGTCTTGATGACGATGGTCGGGGAGAGTCCTGTCCCCACATTGAGGCAGATTTTGCCGACGTTGTCCAACGGACAGCCGACGTCATCTCAGCCTCGATCGGCGGATTTAACCCCGTCGAGTGGAGAACTAAGCACGGACCAGGTGCTGTAGCAGATCAGCGTCATACGCAGTTTAAGTATGACTTTCCAAGCTGGCCTGCTAAGCTTGAGAACGTTTTCCCTATGTCCCTCTTTGGATTCTCCAACTATGGGACTTGGGTTGCGTTCACTCGTGGCCGTGAGGCTCATGTTCTCTTTAGTGAGAACGAGCCTCCATCCAAATTGATTGCCGTACCAAAGGTGCTTAAGGGTCCTAGGCTTATTGCCTCTGAGCCTGTAAGTCACCAATGGTGTCAGCAGTCTATTGCGGACTTTTTGGTCACGCGCCTGGCTAGTACACCGATTAGTAGCTCTATTCGCTTTCGCGACCAGACTGCTAACCAGGAATTAGCTAGACGGGCTTCCCGTACTCAGTCGCATGCGACAATTGATTTGTCGTCTGCTTCTGATCGCCTCTCTTGCTGGCTTGTGGAACGTATCTTCAGGAGATCTCCATCTCTTGTTGAAGCGTTCCACGCTACCAGGACCAGGTGGGTGGCTAACGCCATCGATCGCAAGTCTCCTCAGTTTCACAAACTGAGAAAGTTTGCGTGTATGGGATCAGCTTGTACCTTTCCTGTACAATCTTACGTCTTCACGATCTTAGCGGTTGCCTCTGTGCTCTATGAGCGCAAGCTTCCGCCGACGATTAAGAAGATTCGTGAGATTTCAAAGGAGGTCCAAGTCTTTGGTGACGATATTATCGTTCCCATCGACTCGTGGGAAGTACTTCAGGGACTACTAGGTACTCTCGGTTTGAGAGTTAACCGTTCGAAGACTTACGGAACTGGAAAGTTCCGCGAGTCATGCGGTTTGGATGCGTGGGATGGACATGATGTCACTCCTACGTATACCAAAACCTACCCTGATGTGTCCCGGCCTGAATCCGTTACGTCATGCGTAATCACTCATAACAACTTCGCAAAACGAGGTTGGTACGGTGTTTGCAAGTACGTAAAATCGACCGTTCTTTCGGTTAGGCGTTATGCCATTCCGAATGTTCCGGCGGGTTCAGGTACCTTTGGTTGGCTCGATCACGAGTGGGAGGGGAATCCTCGCTTAAAAAGGCGTTGGAATCCTTCTCTCTTCCGTGTCGAATGTCAGGTGGACGTCCCTATTGGGAAGAACTCCAGACTACCAACCTGGGGAGACTCCTC